CAAAAGTTGAAACTCACTGGAATCGTCATGAATTCAAACACCGATAGCAACAGCCTCGGCGTGGATTCTGAGATCCTGGAGCATTTCGAGAAAATGGTCTCTTCTTTAGAAGAGCCAATTCTCACAGACACGGCCATCCTTATGGGTGACCCTGGCTGCAAAGGGGTACTAACTCTCCACAACTTAGTTGCGGAAGAGGAAGCTGCTTTGGAGCTTAAGCTCGGGAGACCGGTTGAACTGGCCGATCTCCACAAAGCAAATCCCATTACCTTCCCGTGGCGCCACTTTAGTTGCGCTGGGGACGATCATACCGCCATTGGTCCAGACGAATATCTGGACAATATAGGTAAGTGCCATGAAAAGAACCAAATGGTTCTTTCAAAAGGCAAACACGTCCGATCAAAGATCGGCGGGTTCTACTGTGAACGTGTAATCTTAAGATTAGACGACACGGTTCTAACTAGACCAAGCAAAGATTATAATCAGCATGCTCTAGTAGACTCAGTTAAAGTGAGACTTTTGTCTCCTGAGACTAAAGACCGAGAGTCGGAGGTTGAAACCAATCCGGCAATCGGTAAGGCCCGGCTGTTGTATAAACAACTGTCGTGGTCTCCACCTGGATGGGAACGGACACTGTCGGTTCTCGTCCAGAGAAGGTTCTTAGGGAGGATGCGTAAGTATCTTCCAAAAGGACCTAGCGGTGATCTTGCAAGGATCATCGAATTGCCAAGCGTCTTAGGAGGCTTGTCAATGCATCCCCCTCGGTTCTCCGATTGGGATCTAGAGAATGTTTTAGCAGAGTTAACTCCGCAACATCTCCGTATACTTGATCACCTCTTTAGAGGTGGAGTCTTAGACTCAATGGCCAAAAGGGCATTGTCAAGATATTCTTCCGACAGGTATGCCAGAGGCATACCGTTGGATGACGCAGTGGACCTAATTATAGATTCACTGTTCGATCTCTCTTGGACAAAGGAAGAATCCGTTGTTCTAGAAGAAGCTCGTAAGAGATTCAAATTGAGAGATAACATAGGCTACCGACACGTGCTTAAGCACGTGACGAAGCTAGGTTATGAAACACGGTTTTCGATCAAAAGAAAGCTGGCTCGTTCATATAACCAGGCGTGCCTCATGCACGACCCTCCAAAGAGAGGGTTTCGCACCGCAACTTGGGAAGAGAGAGAAATCTCTTTCCAAAGTGATTTATTGGTCTGTAACCTCATTAATGAGGTCCCAGAACAATATGATTTAAAATTTATCTATGATAAAATTAAATCTTATCCAAACGGAGAAGCGCTTATGCGCTCTCTCCGTGAAAAGGAAAAGTACCTCGATCCCTCTTACGAGGTCGAGAGTACAAAAGGGAAAGTTTCTTTACTCAAAGAGTTAAAAGAAAGCCTCCCCTCGACAAGATTGCCTCCAATGGAGGTTTTCCTGTAATCCGCGAATCGCGG